TTTGATTCTTGGTGGTTCAGCAGAGTTTGTTGTTTGCATAACTATCTTAATAGCAAATGAAGAAAACTCATCAAGTGGATCACCAAGACCATCGTCAGTTACACCACCTGTATATAGATACTCTTGGAAGTCATCTCTATCCAAAGATGGATTAGTTTCTACATCAGGTAAGCCGGGAACTGTCTTGTCCTCATTAAAGAACCTCCAACCTATATCATCAAACTCTCTTTCATCATCTACTCTTAATATTTTATATAGTACCTTGATATCAGCAGCACCATCTCTGTTTCCAGCAAAGAATACTTTCAGAGCAGTTGCCGGTTGAGCAAGTGTTGTTCTTCTGGTGCAATAAACCGCTACGTTATTATCACCATCTGGTTCTGTTGAAGCTGTAAATTCACTGGTTGGGAAAACATCAGATGAGGAATCAATATTATTAATTCTGTTTGCAATGGCATACACTGTCATTCTTTCAGTATCAACAACTGGTGAAAGTAAAGCATTTGTAGTAGATAATTCTAGACTTAACTCCAAAGATTTTTCACTAAACATTTCATTTTGTTCATTTATCGCAGATGCGACTATATTTGGTGCCTCGTAATACACATTTTCATTTAACTGAATTGTCTTAGAATTTGTAGCAGAGGTTTTAACAAAAGATGTTTGTGAACCACTTGGACTTGTCCCAGTTGTGTTTTGTTTTTTCGCAACAACCTTTGTGCCGGAAACTGTCATGTTAGAAATTGCAAATTGTGCAAGATCATACAAAATATTTTCAGTTGCAGTTACACTTTCTCCACCACCTTGTGTTCTTGTTGAACTCGTACCATCAACGACAGCAGAGGTAGTCACTGTTATGGTGTAACTATCAATACCAACGTTACCAACAGCAGTGTGTGTTTTATTAATTTCTGTGAACGGTATTTTATGCAACATAAAGAGTTCAACCGTTGCACCGGCATCATGTGATGCAGCAGTAGTTGAGTTAGTACCCCTTGTTGCACTGGTGATCGCATTACCAGAGATTGACGCATAAGTTATAATCTCATCACCAATTTTTATGAAATAGTTGTTTGATGCATCTCTAGAAAACTTACCACTCGTATCATCAAAGTCCGTTCCATCAGATAAAGTTATTGACGTTGCATCATTTGTGATTGCAGATGCCAGTGTGGTCGTTGCACCAGATTTCACATTAGCAAGTGTTACGTTATTTGCTGTTGAGTGCATCTGGTGATCTCTATGATTTACTTGAACAACGTTACTACCATCTTGGAAGATCAAAGGATTTTCCTGTAACAATCTTACTGGAGTAACATCATTAACTAAAGGCAGTGTTCCTGTAAGAGCTGTAAATCTTGCTCTTTTCAAATTGAATTTTAAGTCCTCTAACAATGATGGTGCCCAAGTTCTATTATTATGACCCTTAAACAGAACACCAATATTTGGTTGCTCAGATACGGTTCGTTCTGAGAACAACTGATTGTTTGTAGCAGTTGCAGTCCCACCGACAGATGCAGATGTTAACGTTGACTGTAATTCAGTCTCACCCATTCTAGCAATCCATACTTTGTAAGTTGGAACGTTAGTTATGATACACATGCAATATTCAAATCCCTCTTGTAAGTAAACTGGCGAAGGAAACTTGAAGTTTGTAGCAGTTTGTGCGTCCTCAGATATGTTAACCGAGGATGGTTCCAGTGTTACTCTACCAAAAGGAAGAAGTTTTGCGCCTGGATAACCATTGACAACTGTCCTAATTTCTACTATTACAGGGAGAGCTTCATCTTTTGATTGGAAGAAAATATCAACACTAGTAATAAATGTTCCATCCCTTTCATTTACCATAAACGTTTGTGCTAATGGATCACGGCCATCTGTTTCTAAATCTCGATCATCTCTAGTCCTTGCTCTAGAGGTAAATCGTACTCTGTTTGTCAAACTAGTAGTTGTTTCTGATACGTTTGATCTAACAACTTCAGCATTTCTTGTTGCAATAATAGTTTCTTGTTGAGTTTCAAGAATACCATTTGCTTGATAAATTGTTTCTGCCGCTGTAATTGGGTCTGTAGAGGTTATATCGGTTGGACTTGACGTAAGTCTAAAAGATACCTCACCAGTTCTAAAGGTTGGATTACCAGCAATCTTTGGATCAGGTAAGTTAAATACACCTCTGACTCTACCAGCAGGATTTGTTATGATTGCGTCTCCGTTTACCAAAGATGCATCATTTGTAGAGAAGCCTAACTCTGGTTGCGTGAAGGCCTCTACAGTTTGCCTATCAAAGAAAGGATATACCTGTGTGTTTGGAAGCATACCCACCGCTTCAAAAGTAATAGTGTTAGCACGACAGAACGGTAATAATGCTCTGGAGATAACTCTTGTTCCTAAAGACTCCTCATCAACTCTTTCTACTACATCTGTTCGTATTCCAGTTCTTGTTGTATTTACTCTAACTCGTTCGCTTATTCTCGTAATAAGATCAGCGTCAAGGGGGCCATCACCGCCTAGACGACTTTCATCCCACCAAGTCCGAGTTGAGTTGACCGAAACAACACCTGCCCACTGTGTTTGCCATGCGTTCCATATTGTACCGATAGCATCTCTGTTTGCTGCTAAAACAGAATCAAAGTTACCCTCTTCATTTATTATCAAAGCAGGCGCAACCTCTACCTCAAACCAATCATCTCCAGATGGACTTAGACTTATTTTTCCTGCCCAGTTTGATAATAAAACTGGCGTAACTCTTTCAACTCTTGTTGCATATGTTTGTTCGATAAAAGTTTCTTCGTTATATGGTAAGGTTACTAAGTCACCAGTTTTTTGGTAACCAGCACCAGCTCTCGCTGTGTCTGTTGTGGCTTTCTCAATAAGAGTTACATCTTTATTTTTTGACTTAGGTCTTAACTCATTTGATTGTTGATCAATTGAGCAATTGTAGTCTGGGTGTGCAACGTCACCAAGACGATGACCTTGGAAAGCGTCAACAACAAATCCAGATTTAAATCTGTTTAGTCCATTTGCGTCAGTAATCTCAAAACTTTCTGCGTCTCTTTCTAAAAGAGATAAGTGAGTGTAATATTCTAGACTACCAATACGATCCTGAAGTCTACCAATATCTTTCATAGTAAACCGTTGATTTTTTTCTCTACGGATTTTAACATCAGTTGGTTTGAATGTAAATGCTGGAACATATATATCAGCTAATCTCATTGCCCCATCCACGCTTTCTGGTGGTAGTGGAATTTCTGATGGTTCTCCCTCTGTCAATATGAAAGTACCACCAAAGTCTAAATCAAGAATTGCTCTTTTAGGTAGATAATATTCAAAGTCTGCCTGCACTAAAGAAGCTGGTTTTAAGAAGTTACTTGGGGATGATCCAGTGCCATCATATTGACGATGGAAGAAATCTAAAGAATATCCTGTAACCTCATCAACTATGGAAACATCAGTAGATGTTCCTGCTGCATCTTCAACGGTTGGTCTAAAATCAAAAAAGTTACGCAAAGCAAATCCAGTTTGGCGCACCGCCCGCACTTGTATGTCCGAGTCAGGATCAACTTTCTCACCACTATGAGTTGGAATATCTTCGTATTCCATTTGATTTGCAGAGTCAACATAAGAGTCAACAGTGAAAACATCTCCAATACTATGCTCAAGATAATCATATACAATTAAAAGTCTTCCTGTCGGTGCAGGGGAAGAGGCTTTTCTTATTATTCTAGAAACATCATAGAAGTTATCTCTCTGTCCACTGTCGAACAAAAAGTTCGTAGTGATATTCTTATCACCAACAGTCACACTGGATACTGTGGCAGTTGCACCAGAACTTTCAGCAGTGATTGTCTCATTTGCTGAAAATGTTCTGTTCCCAGTGGTGTAAACAACACTAAGTGGTGTAGAGGTATTAATAATTCTTGCAGAGACTTTACTTGTTCCACCTGTTATTTTTTCACCTCTAGTGAACGTACCATTTACATTTGTAAGTGTTACGGTAGGTGTCGCAGCATCTGTGCTTGAGTTAATTCCCTCAAATACAGCCATCAATCTAAATGCGTCTGTTCTACCAAAAGATATAACTTTGTCACTAGGTCTTGTTCCAAAGGCATCAGTTGCACCAGAGGTGACCTTCAACTGTTTCATTAACTTGGTTGTTTTTGTTTTCTGTATGACTGAAGTTTTTAGAAGAGTTGCCATCAACTTAACTTTTGCGTTAGTCCCAAAAACTGTATTGTTAGTGATTGTTAAACTTGAAGTCCCTCCACCAGAAAATCCTGTGGATGCACTAACAATGTCACCTTGTTTACCTGTCCCAGTTCCACCAATTAAAATTGATATGGTGTAATCACTTTCGGTATGAGAGAGAAAGGTTTCGTTAGCACCAGCAGTTATTGTAAACGCACCAGAGGAATTTGTTGTTGCTACAAACTGTTTACGAATTGTGAACTGTGTATCACTTGCACCGTTGTTTTTTGCGGTCAACAAAGTTTTAATTGGTCGTTTTGGAAGTCTGAATAAAGTTGTATTTTTATCTATTTGTTGTAACACTGCTCTTTTAACAAATGAGCCAGAACCACCTGTTGCGGCAGGGTTCAGAGCAACAGGTAACCCTTCCTGTTCTGTTATAATAACGTCATCTGAATCTGTGCCTTGTGCATCTGTTCCATCTATACTAATGAAAGAAGATGTGGTCTTTACACTAGACAAAGAAATATCAGCAGAGAAGTTTTGACCAGAGTCATCATCTGACATGAAGACTGATCGGACATTATCAAAAGTATGAGTTACAACATTGGTAACTGTTAAATCAGCATTGCTTGAATTTTCAATTATTTGATCCGACTCAGCTGAGTCAGACAATATGAGATTTTCATTTTTAACAAAATTTCCAACAACGTTACTTAGAATTAATCTTGTACTAGAACTACCTGATGCAAAGAAGAACCCAGTTGCACCAGAGGTTGCACCTGTAATCCTTTGACCACCGTTTGTTGCGACAGATGTCAACGTGGGACTTGGTGTGCCACTAATATCAACATATGTAAATAGTTTAAGATCAAAAAGATACAACCTATAGGTAGCATCAGTTTCACCAGCAGTTCCAGAAGAGTGTTGAATTGATCTTGCCCGGGCAATACCTATCTTTGATCCGCTTGAACTACCTCTAGTTGCTGTTGCAGTGTCTCTAATTTCTACAGGTTTAAAAGCTGTGGACTCACCAGTAATGCGAGAAACATCTGGAGTTCCATATACATTTGTTATGTTAACAAAATTACCAACATCAAATGAAGACACTCCAGCATTGATAGTTTCAAAAGTTCTTGACTTATTTAAATCAAGTATGGTTGGTGCTATCTTTTCAATTTCAAATCCTTTGACAAATGCTTTACCAGTTGATACTTGCAGTGCCAGTAAATCTTTTGACGCAACGTTAAGATCATCTGTTGTAGCACCAGCGGTATAGACACCAGTGAAATCTGTAGTACCAACACTAGTATCCACAGATTCTTTTGCTTGAAATGTGAAAGGTCTAACAGTATAGTTACCTGATTCGTCAAATGTTCTGCGAGCAACCATTTCTTCAATAATAGAATACTCTGTAACCCTTGCGTACTTTTCTGTTATATTATTTTTAACTCTTATCAACTCGTAAAAATTAGAGTCATCTGTATCGGTCAATGCTTTTGATACTAAGGTTAGTGTCATCTTTAATCTGTGAGCACCCTTTGCAGCAAAGTTAGAAGAACCTTGTGAGTTATCTAAAAGAGAAGAGTCTGTCTCTGGAGTTACTATGCTCTCTACAACTTGTAAACCAATTCTAGCATTTGTGGCTGAAGCTTCGTATTTGTTTACAACGACTTGTTGAAACAATACTTCTACAAAAGTCCCTCTAACAAAATATATTCCATTTGACACTGTTGCTATCGTGCTATTTCCTGTGACCAAACCACCATCAGTTATAGTTTCAGTTTCAGCAGTTTTGAGACAAGTGTCCCCGATAGCAAATGCGGTTGTTCCGTGTTGGGTTGCTACACTCGCAGTCAACTCTTCATCAACAACAAACTTTTCAAACCCTGCTGCATCAAGTGCCTGAGGTGAAATATCTATTGATGATCCAACAAATTCTGCAGCACTCTTACCTTGAAGATTACCTTGAGTGTAAACACCAAATAGTGTTGGTGGGTCATCAGTGGTTGATGCAGCAACAGAGGTTACTGCAAACTTAACACCAGAAGTTTTTCCTGTAAGTATGACTGGAGTATCAGCATTGACAAACTGATCTAAAGAAACAGTTTCACCACTAATGGAAGGATTTAACTTAACATACTTTAAACCATCTTTACCAGACTGAATAGTAGACTGGCCAGGAATAATCATCGTACCCTCTTCAAAGATATGACCAAACCCAGACTCAAGTTGATTTTGTAATGCAGATTGTAGTTGTGTTAACTCTCTAGCTTGAATAGCAAACCCAGGCCGAAATAATGTCCGAACAAAATTATCTGACGAAGTAAAATCGTCATAATAAGGCGCAACATTTAAATTTGTTTTTTGAGGCATTTATTAAAACTCCACTATAACCTTTATGTCTTCTATCTGATCAGACGATCTACTAATAGGTTTCCTATTTTCTATGTATATGATGTCTCCACTATCTGCCGACAGTTCTGGGTTTGCATATCCATCTGAAAATGTTATTGTGTTTCCACCAGAAAGAGTTACCTCACTATCTGCCGAAGAGTCTGGTGTTCCTACTGCACCAGAGGTTGCACCTGTAACAGCGTTTGCTCCACTAAAGGCAACGTAACCACCATTCGTTCCGTTAGCTCCGTAATCACCAAACCTCTCTTGTTGATAATACAAGATTGAATTTGCACTGTCCCACTCAACAACTCTACCTATCGCACCAGTGCTTGACTGACTGATTTTTTCGTCTCCATCAAAAGTACCAGACTGTGATGTAAGTTTAAGTGCATAGGTTAGTCTAGCAGTGCCGTCAGTTGCAACAGAAGTTGTTCCAAAAGTGGTTGGGTCTTTTACGATACCCAAGTTACGAAAATCGTTCTCAGTTGAAACATCATCGCCTTCAGCAGCATTGAGTGTTGTGTTTAGTAATATAAA